TCTGCTATCTCTATTGGATAGCCTTCTGTTTCATCACATTGACCATCAAAATGAGCATTAATTATCTGCTCCTTCTCCATTGTTCTGGCTTGTTGTTGTAAATGGTCAAGGTTGGTAAATGTCAATGTTTTATTGTTATCAAAATATCCTTGCTTAAACATTTGCTCTACTAACCATTCTACTGCTGTTTGTTTCATAGGTTATACCCTTTATTTATTATTATTTTTCAATGCTATGCCCTTTATTTAGCCAAATTTTTATTAGTTCATTGCAGTAATTCTTATCCTCACAAATAGGTGTTTGTGTTATCTCAATTATGTATAACCCTATTTCTGTACTGCTCATTTCGTTTATTTGCCCTAATTCTATTCTCATAATTTTGTTATAGCGACAATCCGCAAGTTAGCGGTAATACTACCATAGTGCTAAAATTCGACTTTTTTCTTCTAACTGTTTACAAGCCTTATCAAAATACTCGGTATTAATTTCAAACGCATCTAAATTCATATTCATATCCCAACACGCCAAAGCAATAGTTCCGCTTCCTAAATGGGTGTCAATTATTTTAAATCCTTCTTTTGCATAATCTTGCAACAATAGCTTGTATATGTTTTCAGGCTTTTGTGCAGGATGAATACTTTTCTTTGTATAATCTACACGCACATTTTTTAATCCTTCACAATTACCAGCGTATGTGTATTCAATCATTTTTGGTTTCATTTCAAAACTTGTCCAAGCTAATTCAAAATGTGCTTGTTGTTTTAAAAATGGTTTCTTGTGCCAACATATCCAAGCCTCTGTTATCGGTAATTTATCTACAAAATAATTGCCACCCCAAATTATCTGATTAATTGAAACTCTGCGTATCTCATCAAAGTATTCTTGCTTTGGCGTTTCTTTATCCCATTCAGCTAAATTAATACCGTATGGCGGGTCAACTATTGCTAAGTCATAGTAATTATCAGGCATCCGTTTTAAGGCTTGTAAACAATCTTCGTTATAAAGATTAATTTCTGCTTCTAAATCCGTACTACCGCTAACACGTGCTTTGCAAAATTGCCGTTTAGTGCTACTATCAATCATTCGTTCTTAATTTAAACATTTGTACTTCTATTTAACTTTTCGTTTCGGCAACTTCGCCAAGCCCGAAACCGTTAGCAGCAACCTAAGACAACGACTTCCAACCTTCTTCATTTTTCGGTTTAGGTAATGCTTCAAATTCTTCTTTTGTGTAAATCTTGTAACCATCAGACTGCAACAACTCAAATCTTTTAGCTGCATATTTCATCGCATTATTGTAAAATGCCATTGCTGCTTTTGGGTCATTGACTGTTGGTTTACATATATCAGATAACGTATCAATGTTATCCAATAACGACCATAATTGTTCAGCAATTTCTCTCATAGATAGGCTGCTGCTAACAGGGGTTTTGTGAATATTGCCCTCGCCTTGATTAAACTTTTGTGGTTCTTTTGACATTTGTATTTCAATTTAACTGTTGTGCAATGTTTTAACAAGGGCAACATCACAAAGCCCCGATACGTTAGCAAACATTAAAACGATTTGCTAACAAGGCATAAAACGTAATATTTAAAAATTTATATTGCATCTAACTCGCCTTCTAATCCCTCAATGAACTTTTCCAAATAAGAGATAGCGGAATGTTTAATGGCTTCAATCAAAATCCAATTTCCTGACTCTATTGCTTCTCCTATGCTAAACACACAATTATCAACGGCACTTTCCCCCGATTTCTCAAACTTGATAAATTGATTTTTGTTTAGCTTTTCAAAATTGCCTTTTTGTATTTTAGCCACCTTTATCTTTTGTAAAAGTTCCGCTACTCTTTGTGCTTGTTCTATTTTCATATCGTTAAATTTTTAAATACTACGTTTATGCCATATACGTTATACGAAAGGTGGTTTTGGAAACTCTCTCCAATACAATACTTTTGGGTAACAACTCCACCTAAATTGTAAATAACCTTTATCGGTGGTATAACTTGCCTCTGCCATTCCTTGCTCTGTCCATATTAAAATACTTCTGCTGTCATTAGGTGGAACATCTTCGTTAAACCACCCATCGCATAACAGAACATTGGCGTTATTGCTTTGTTCTTCGTTTGATACTTTTGTCATAATATTAAAGTTTATCGTTTCTAATTAAATTTTGTGGCAACAACGCCAATCTGCAAAACGTTAGGTGCAATGCTATGACGGCTCACATTTAGCATCAGGCATTTGATTAAACACCTCTGCAATAGTTTCTTTTGTAAAACCATCAATCTCTAATGCTAATTGAATTGCATCTCTAATGGCATAAGGATAATGCACATCTTTTAAGTCAATTGTAACTTCGGGTTGTTGTTCGTTTCTTTTTACTACTATTTTCATTTTATTTGAATTTGTGAGAAGCACTGCACCTAACAGCACATAGGCAATAGTTGCCAGAAACTTCTCGGTTAATAATTTAATTTATCATAGTCAACCATTCTACTGCTGTTTGTTTCATATTAGTCTTGTTTGTTTTTAATATAATTTACTAAACCATCTAACCCTGATGATATTTCAGCTTCATGGTGAAATGGTTTATTACAGTTAGGTAATTCTTTATTTTTATATTCTTTAATTAGTAATAAAAAAGCATTAACTATCTGCTCCTTCTCCATTTCTTTTGCTTGTTCAATCAATTTTTCAAAACTTACATCTTCATTTCCCCAATGTGTATGTAGTTGTATTACTAACCATTCTACTGCTGTTTTTTTCATAGTTTAAATGTATTTCCGTGACTACTTAATTTTCCAAACTTACCATCAGTGACAACACTTCCATTGCTGTAAATTGTATCGTGGTTTGACAGTTTCATTGTTCCAGCATTGATGATGTCTTCATTGTTGTGAATGTGTCCAAACAAGCATAGTTTAGGATTTAAAAGATACATACGTTTTCTTAATGCCTCATCTCCACAAAATTCTACACAATTTAACTGGTGATAAGCCAAGTCTAGTATTCCTTTAGGTGGTCCGTGTGTAACCACAATGTCAACATCATCTGGGATTTCTTTCCATATGTCATGTAAAGCACTTCTTTTCTTGTTAAATGCCCATCCTTCACCAAATGTAGGTGTAAATGGAGAGCCCCATATTTTAAGTCCTTCTACCTCAGTATAGTCATTTTCTAAGTAGACAATTCCATTTTTCATGAAGTCAATTTTTGTAACAAGATTTCTTTCAATGCATAAATCATGGTTTCCAGCAACAAATACTTTGTGCTTGATGGGCAATGAACTAAACCAAGAGATAAAGTTTAACATTTCTTGTTCACTTGCATAAGGGTCTCTTGGATTAGTTGCATCACCACTGTGAATTACCATGTCAATGTCTTCAGGTACTTTTAACAGTCCGTGGTAGGTGTGGGTGTCACTTATGTGCCAAATTTTCATCATTGTTTAAATATATGTTAGTATATTTTGCAGGCCTAATAATCCAACCAATTATTCTCTATTAATGTTCCTATAAACATTTTTAGTTGTGCAATTTCAGACTTGTTAAGTATGTTAGATATCTCATCTAATGCTTCTTTTTCACCTTTAAATAATCCCTTTATCCAAGTAACATTGTCCCAATAGTCTGACTCTTTTGTAAGTTTATTTGTGTATTTAATGTCAACAGTATCCTTAAAAAAGATTTCATTGTTGTAATCTGAATACATTCGAGATGCTTCAAACATGCAATCGTCTAGTTCAAGAAGACATTGTTGAGTGTATATTAAATCTTGTGGTTCTGTTTGTGGTTGTTCTTCTTCTTTAACATACCAAGTTCCATTTATTTGTATTCTGTCTTCTGTTTTCATAGTTTTTCTATTTCTTTTTTAACTTCATTCCAATAATCAAATCTTTTAGTTTCCATGTACACATTATCACTTCCATTCCAATTGTAACATTCCTTGATAATTTCATCAACTGCTATTGTAGCAGCAACCTTACCTCCATCTGTTGTCAATAGACATTCATTTGAAAACTTATCAACTAACTCTTTTGCTTTTTCCTTTGCTTTCATAGTTTTTCTATTTCTTGTTTAACTTCAAACCAATATTCATATCTTATCATTCCTATCCTTAAGTCTTGACTGTATAGTATTTTTTTAATTTCATCCACCATAACTAAAGCACATTGTTTAGCTTCATTATAATCTAAACTTGTAACTGTAGTTTGGTAGTTAACAATTAACTCAGATGCCTTTTCTCTTGGTGTCATAGTTTTTCTATTTCTTGTTTAACTTCTTCCCAAAATATTATTTCATTACTATTATCTTCTATATGTCTATTGTGAAACTTAATCATTAAAGACAATATCTCATTACAAGATATTAAAGCACATTGTTTAGATTGTTCTTTATAACCTCTATAAGTGTCATCAAAGTTAAACTCATCTGCATATTTATCAAATAACTCTTTTGCTTTTTCTTTTGGTGTCATAGTTTTTCTATTTCTTGTTTAACTTCAATCCAATAACTTTTAGCAGCTACATTAGGTGTCATGAAATTGTACTGTGTTATAATTTCATCAACTGCTATTGTAGCAGCAGCCTTACCTCCATCTGTTGTCAATGAGATCGCAAATGAATATGTGTCAACTAACTCTTTTGCTTTTTCTTTTGGTGTCATTTGTTTATGTTTGTTTAACGCATCTTTTAATAATTCAATGTCAAATACTATTGGACCATACTCTTCATTAGAGCAGTCAAATATTACTTTGTTGTCTTCAAGTTTAATGTAAGCTGACCTATGCCATTTTGCATCTCCTTTAAATACCATTGTTGATTTTACATCCTCATTGTGCTCATAAGCTCCATCAGGCCCAATTTGAAAGTCATCTGAAATGTATGGCTCATTGTCTAAACCATCATTTAATGTTACATCCCAATCTTTTAATTCATCTTCTTCAGGTAATGGTCCGCAGTCACAGTAAGATGTGTGACCACAGTAACATTTGGTTACCATTTTATCTTCTTCAGATGTAATTATTCTTGCAAATTTAGGAAAGTGCTCAGGTCCGTTGTTGTCAAAATCAATGAATATTTCAAAGTCTACTTCCAATCCTTCATTAGAATCATACAATGCTAATCCATTTAATCTACCATTGTCTACTAATGGCAGTGCATTTTGATTTTTCTTTACAATGTTTTCTCCAACTACTTCATCATAAATTACAATCCATCCTTGTGTTGTTTTATGCAATATTCCTTTCATATTATAACTTTTATTTAATGTGAATATATGATAGTTAACTTTGCAAGCCTAACTTTTACTCATAACTTCCTCTGTCTATTTTAATTACTTTAGGAAATCTTGGCTTACCATCAGGTGTTAAGTTGAAGTATTTCACTGTGGCTTGTTTGCCAATTAACTTATCTTTACTGTTCCACAGTTCTTCTAAATAGTCCCATCCACCATTTATTGAAGCGTTGAATGTGTCTCCTTTACTTGTTTTAAACACAAGTGCTCCCATTTTACCTGTTAAGTTGCCTTTACCCTGTTCTACTCCTATAATTTTATACTCTGTGTCTATAAACGATTTGTGTTTTAAAAGCGACTTACTGCGTTTATTTTCATATGGTAAATTCAATCTTAACATTTGACCTTCATAGCCTGATGCAACATAGTTACCATATAATGTTAGTGCGTCCTTTTCAGTTTCCACTAGATAAGTTTCAACTATTACACAGCAGCTAGGTAGTTTTATTTTATTATGCAACTCCTTGTATCGTTCCGTAAAGATACCAGCATTACTTGGTAGATCATAGATATGATATTCAATTACCTTAGCACTATCAATAAGATCTTGTGCAGTGGGTTTTGTCTTCTTCACCAATGATACAATAGCATTGAAATCATTAGCATACTTGTCTGCGTACAACTCACCATCAAATATCAAATCAGGATTTGTTTTAAATAAGTGCTTCATTGCCTCATAGATGTGAGGTGCAGATATAATTTTCTTTCCATTTCTACTCCACATGCCGTCTTTTTTTACAATACATCTAATGCCGTCTAGCTTTGGCTGTGAGTAAATTGGATATTTTACTTTGTCTTTTTGATCTTCCCACTTATGAGCCAACATTGGTTCAAAATGAATTTCATTGTCTATGTCTGACATGTTTTCAAATGAGCCTGTTTCTATTTTTTTACGATGAATGGCTTGTGCTTCTTTTAACGCTTGTGCTTCTGCAGAACAGTAAGATTTTGCTTCACACACTGTCCATTCAGATATGGTTTTTTTACCATCATCAAATCCAGTAATGCTTCGAAATTTGTTTGACTCAACTTCAATAATGAAGGTGTTAACCTTACCCTTTACTGAGCGTGAGTATAATGTGTTTAATTTCATAACCTTTATTTTTTTATTTACTTAAATATATGTTGAAAAACTTTGACTGCCTAACTATTTGGTTTCTTTAAGTTCTTCAGCATGAATGTAGTCCCAAATTTCAAAAACTATAGGCAAAGGAAGTTCTACATTTTTGTCTTCAGATATTTTTGATAAAATCTGTTCTAGGTGTTTTCGTTTTTCTTCTTCTTCTTGAAGAGCATTTTGCATTACACGAATAATTGCTCTGTATTCATTTCCCATTGCAGTGGGAAATACATTTTCTTTAATAAAAATTCTAAAGTTGTTTAGAGTTGTCTTTAGTGATGTCATCATTTTTTTCATTTAAGATGTTTTTTAAATTGTTAATGTAAGAAATGTAAAACTCGTAAGGTATTTTTGTTCCTAAACACAGTATAGTAAGATTGTCTATCATTTGTCTAGCTACTGTTATGTGATTTTTATTGACACAAGATGTGATTACATTGCATATTTTAATGTACTTTTCAAAAAAATGTTGATTATAGTCTTCCATATTTCTTAGATTTAACTACAACTCTAGAATCCATATCGTTTAAAAATATCAATCCTATTTTTTCAGGTTCTTTAACTAAAATGTTTGTACCGTATAAATATATTGGTCCTTCATACTGTTCAGTGACATATGACTGATCATTATTTGAATGTGAAATGCGCCTTGGACTGTTGTATGAACGAAATTCTTTTGACGTCACCCTATACCATTCATTGTTTGACAGTTTCACTTCTAAACAGGCAGAAGCATTAAAAAGACACACCATTTTTTCTTTCATATAAACATTTGTTCAATTTTAAAGTATGATGCTCGTTGTAGCATGTTAAATTTTTCTTGGCCTCGCAAACATTTTGCGTTTAATATGTCTGTTGAAAAGTTAAGATCTCCACCTATTAAACCTACAAACACAGAGGCATGTTCATTCAACACAATGTATTCTGGCTCTATTTGTTGTGGTGGAATCCAACGTTTACATTTTCCATTCTTTTTCATAGTCTTTTCTTGTTGGCCAAATGTATGTTTCTGTGGCAATCCAAAATCTCTCAAACCATGTTTCTACTTTAACACCTTCTAGTAAGTCTTTGTCTTTGGCTCCGTTTAAGTTGTTTTTGGTCAACATTAATATGCCTTTGTCAAGTACTTGCTCAGCTTGTTCTAAGTTGTTTTCACTGATTAACTGGCGTGCTTCAAGCCATGTTTTTGTCATTGGTCCTTTTTCTTTCTTCATTGGTTTGGTTTTTTAGTAAAAAAAGTAATATGAGATTGCACCAGCAATTATGTATATTGTAAGTCTAGTGTAGTCTCGTTCTATAATAATTCTTTTAATTTCTTCATAAACAGCATAGATCATTCCAATCAGTAGTACAACTACAATTATTTGCATAATACCTCCCATAAGTGAATTTTCATTTTTATTGTCTTCCATAACCTTTATTTTTTTATTTACTTAAATATATGTTTAAAGACTTTGAAAGCCTAACACTTTACTTAACTATTTTTATATTTCCATTTAAACATACCTGCTGTTAATTGTTTTCCTGTACAACATGCATATATATCACCTTTAATATGGTGGTTAGCTTTTGTAACACTAGGCCATTCTTTAATAAAGTTTCCTTGTAAATCATATTGTAATACAGGTTTACTTTTTGATATTCTAATATTAGATAGACCAATTTCACTTTTATTTTTTAATTTTATTTTATGTTCATCAGATTTACTTTTTCCTAATAAGGATTTACTTATTTTTTCTTTAGTTTCTTTAGAATGTTTTTTACCTTTCATAGATATACTCTTTTTTAACTTAGTCTCATCAGATACTTTTTTTCCTTTTAATTTTAATCGAATTTTTTCTTTAGTTTCCTCAGAGTGTTTTTTCCCTAAACGGTATTTATTACCAATTAATAGTATCCGTAATTTCATTTTTTGTTCATCAGATATTTTTCTTCCTTTAGTAGCTATAGATATTTTCATATTTCGTTCTTTAGAAAAAACAGGATATGTTAATCCACCACCACCTTCATTTTTATTTTCCAATTCAAATCCCCAACTTTTATAAAGAGATATATAGTGTTTTTCCCAAAACCTCCATTCAGATGTAGGTACTTCATCTATAATATTTATTTCACATTTATATATTCTTCTATGAGAATTAAATCTACCTTGAGAACTTCTTGTTTTACCTATATAAAAAGGTATTCCATTTTTTTCTAATGAATATATGAGAGTTGTCATTTTATTATAAATATCACACCCTACCAATTTTCCATCATTTGGACCCAATCTCTTTCATTATTTGCATATATCTAAGATATCCTACCATTTTGCCTGTTTTAGGGTTGAGATACTTGCGCTTTGTTTTAGGCAATTTTACTTCTACCTGCACATCTGATGTCCATCCCTCAGGATAAAATTCCTCAACACACACAGGACCATATGGGTTTTTGTCTAAGTTGTAAGTCCAAACAGAACGGTGACCAGTATGGTCTTTAAATTCACGAGTAAATTTTGTTGGCTTTAAAGATAAATCTGTGGAGGAAATAGATGGTCTACCTCGTTTTTCTACTTTCATAACTTTTATTTTTTACAGTTTTTATTTATTAAGATTTTGGCGGAGCAATGCACCACTAATAGCTCTACGCATATACAATTTTACATCCTCACTATATCCTTCTCTATCAAGTAACTCATTATATGCTTTTTCTTTCTCATCTTTTGTAACCAGTTCTGTATTATTAACAATAGCTTCAATTTCTGGTCTTAATTTTTCAAGTTCTCTTTTAGCAGTAGTAGCTGGAAATTCTCCTGGAGTTTCTTTGATGTCTTTTTTAGATTTTACTTTATATGTATTTTTAACAGTCAGGTCAGGAATTCTTCCTCCAGTCATTTTATCAGTGAGTTTTCTCATTACCTCACCATAACCAGATGCACCATCATCTTTGGTATTCATTATATTTTTAATTTCTTCCTTAATAAGTTGTTTCAGTTCTGATTTTTTCATATGTTGTGCTTTATGATAAATATATTAAGATGTTTGTTTTTTCGGTCTGCCTCGCTTACCTGATGAATTAGACTTCTTAACCGCCAATTTAGCGTCACGTGTTGCTCTGTCTTCATCAGACATTCGCTTACGTCCGCGTTGTCCGCCTGTTGGAACATATGGTCCTTGATTCTTTTTCAATGATGGATCCATTTTTGGTCGGCCACGTTTTCCATTGCCCATAACATTTATTACTTTTTCTTTAACTGTGTTTTCAGTTTTGGAAAAATACTTCATCATTCTCAAATGATATGGATGAACTATTACTTGGTCTAGTTCAAAATTGTGAGTGCTGCCTTCAGGGCCATACACTTCAAAGCCACCATTTGGAAATGTTCTTTTTTCGCCTGGTGCAAACTGTGCTTTGAGCCAAAATATTGTGTTTGGTTCATTAAAGTATGTCGCAGGTAACACTCGACATGTTTTAGTGAAATTGAAAAACTTTGGCTCTACTTCTGCGTAGTGCTTGCGTGGTGGGAAACATTCGTTATTAATTTCTATATGCATAACTTTTATTTATACTTTAAATATATGTTAAGGGATTTTGTAAGCCAAATTTTTAATTTAATTTTTTTATGTATCCTTCTGGATATTTCCTACCTAATTTTGTTTTAGATATTTTCTCACCTCTTTCTTTGGCGTTTTGAGTTTGCTTAATTTTTAACTTTCGTTTAGATTCTTCAGTATGGATGTGTTGTCCAAATAATCCATGTTCTTTTCCTTTTTTGGATGTAGATTTAGGTTTTCTCATATTTTCCTTCCATTCTTCAGAAATTTTTCTACCTTTATGAGACATACGCATTTTTTGTTTTGTTTCTTCAGAATGGTAACTGGGTCCACTCCCGCCACTTTTACGAACATTCATTAATATGAAGCCTAAAAATTTAAAATATTCTATCCAAAATGTTTCAAGTGGTTCCCAATCTTTATATTTAAGTGAATTTACTTCATCAATATAAGTATAGATAATTTGAGAACCATATGTTTTACTATGATTTATTTCTCTTGAATTTTTAGTTTTACCTATATAAACTTTGTTTGGGTCTCCAAAGCAGTTGGTAACAAGGTAAATTTTGGTAGTATTTATCATCGTAATGTTTTTATTGTCCGATAATAAATATTACAAATATAAAGAGCTATAACTGTTTGTTATAGCTTTTTAAGTCCCTTTACTTTTTCCTTAACATTTTAAAATCTTCAGCGTCAATTTTTCCATTTTTATTGGCGTCAATTTTATTTTGTTTACCTTTAAGTTTTTCATTTACAGGTGTCATTGACATTGCTTTGTGACTAGTTGTGTCCTTGTGGCCAATTTCATCTTGATTAGTTAAAAAGTGATATACTTCTTCAACGTCATCTGTTGATGTGGCAATGTGATCAACAGCCCAACCATGTCCATCTTCCAATATTTGATCTACTTTTGCTTTGTCCATTGCTAGCATTTCATCAATAGCATGTTTGAGAGTTTTTAAATTTTCAAAAAACATGTAGTTGTTTGAACTGTGACTTTCACCTAATGCATTTTGAACTTCTTCGCGGATTAGTTGTCTTAATTCTGATTGTTTCATTTTCCTTGAGCGTTGTATAGTTTTTTATAATTTTTACTTGACTTCAATTGACTGGTTTTCTTTTTGCTGTGAACGCCAGGTCTTTTTACTTTAGGTTTGTCTAATGTTCGTGTTGTTGTTTCTTTAATTTTGGCCATGACTTTTGATATACATATTATGTCTTGGGCTTATTTAACACACCTATGGCTTTGTTTATTTTTGAACATTCTTCATACCATTCACCCGCTTCAAAATATTTTAAATTTTCCTTTAAAGTGTCTGCGAAATGTGAGCGTTCTAATGTTATGTCAAAGGTTGTGTTTTCATCCATGCACTTTATAGACAACATGTGAATGAATTTTTTACGTGTTTTCAAGTTGCCTATAATTGCATTTACTATGGCCTTTGATATGTTGATGTCTTTTGATGTCACCATATCTTGAAACTGCTCCATGTTGTCAACTTTAAATTCTGTAGGTTTCATTTTCATAGTTAGAATAAATTTAAAAAATTAGAATCAATGTGTTTTTCTTTTAATTTTTGTGATTTTTCATCACGTTTTAACATTTGAGTGGCAAGTTTGTCTAAATGTTGAGATTTTTGTGCTTCATAATCTTTGACTAGCTTGCTGTGTTTTTTACTTTTACGCATCTGATTATAAATATTTTAAATTCTGGAAATGAATTCAGAACCGTCATTTTCTGCTTTGGGAGGATCATACAGTCCAAGTTCTTCCAATCTTTGTTTTTGATAGCTGTCTAACTGGAAGTCAATTTCTTTGGTGGTGCCGTTTGTTGGATTGTGTGTTTCAAGTTGATCTATGTCTTTTTTGTTGAATATGTCACTTATGTTTAAAAAGAAACAATTGTAACATAAAAATCTTATGTTGCCTAAATTGTAGTGGTTTGGATTGTTGTCTTTAAAATTTAAAATGAGTGGAATTTTATAGTCATTCAATCGTCTTTCTTTAAATGAACACATGCTGCATTCTTCCTTCAACACTCCTTCTTCAATCATTTTGGCTTTGATTTTTTCAGGAGAAAAGTGATTGGGGGAAATTCTTCCCTCAATGACGTCTAAAACATTCCATTTGCTTTTGGCAGCGTTGTTGCCTGTTAAAAATTTAGGAATGCCTTTGCCACATTGATTTTTGTGAGATTCAAAAAGTGAAGGACCACCTTCAACTGTGTGATAGCGTTTGGCCCACATTTTAAAGTGAATGTAACTTACATTGAGATAGCGAGCTGCTGACTTGTTAGACAAAGTGTGCTTCATTGCCAGCAATATTTGCTCTTTCAATAAGTCTTTCCGTTTTGGCATATTAGTATTCTAGTTCATTGTCATCTTCCTCTTCAACAATTTCCTCATCTGTTTCTGGAGTAAATAGTTTTTCTACATCTTTCAACTTGTTTTCTAATTTTTGATATTTAATGTAGTCTTCATGTTCTATAATTATGGTTTCCAGATAGGTATGATCTCCTTCTCCTTTCATAACTGTGACGCCTGCTTTTTTGTTTGTGTTTGAACATTTGACACATTTAACAGCATGTGGTAGTATTTCCAATCGTTTTGGATGAATTGGATCTTTACACATAATACAATTTTTCTTCAATTTATTTTTCTTCATCTTTACGTTTTTGTTCTTCTAGTAGGTTTAAAAATTCCCATAATTCAACTATGTTTTTAAGGTAAACTTTTTCATTTGGTTTTGATTTGTGGTGGAGGACAAGTGGTTGCACTACTCCTTTATCATTTAATCTTCCATAAATATACCATAACATAAGTTCTGTTTTCCATTCTCCAAACTTCAACAACAGTAAATCTTCAATGATTAAAAAAAAGTCCTCCTCATATTCAAGCAGGTTGGTTTTAAATTTATCATACAGTGAATTTGATCTTATCCAACATTCTTCAATGCGGGAAAGCAAATCAACAAACATTTCTTTTTCAGTTAAAACTTTTACCTTTTTAACTCGTTTAGAAAGTTTAAGTTTTTTTCCAAAACTATTTAGATCCAGTTTCATATTCTATTACCTCATATAAATTTAAAAACTCTTCCTCATTAAGTTGTTTGCGAAAAACAAAATAGTCTAAGGCGCTGTAGTAACTGGGTGCTACTACTCTATCAATTACTTCTTTTTTATTATCACTTTTAGCGTAATAAATGTATGGCTTAAATTTTAGCATGGTTTTATCTTTTTAATATACTAATAAATATTTTGAGAGCCTAATTTTATAAAAATTTTAGGTTGTTTTGGGAGTTGTGTTTAATGTATGTTCCCCACTTATACTTAGCATATTCATGTCCTTGTACTTCAGCATTTCTTCTTTTGTCTCCATTAACAGACAATGATGCAAAGTGATAAAAATGAGCGCTGTATGTTCTAAGCATTTTCAAGCCTGATAGCTGACATTTGAGAAAGAAGTCCCAATCTGCTACCATACCATCTTGATAATTTTCATCCCATCCTCCTACTTTTAAATAGTCTACTTTAGACATAAAAATAGGTAGTGTAGATCCTGTTTCTTCAACCTTTTTTTCATATGTTACATCATTTAAAGCTTTTTCATATTCTTGAAAACGTTTTAAGTCAAATGTGTCAACTGATTTTCCTAAATCTCTTATGTGAAATTGAGAAAACATGCTTGGTGTAGGTTCAATTTGGTTTGGAGAAATGACTGCATTAGGAATGTAATCTTTTAATAAATTTTTGTCCCAATTTTTGGGAAATACATTGTCATCATTTACTATTAAAATCAACTCGTGCTTTGCATTATAAACGCCTAAGTTGGTAGCTCGACAAAGGCCTACATTATCTTCCATGTTTAGAATATCAATTGATTCAGCGTATTTTTCCAACATATTTTTGTTGATGTCATAAAAACCATCTACAACTACTATGATTTGGTTTTGGTTGGTTTGGCCTTCAATGCAAGAACGAAGACATAAGTCTAAAACATCTGGTGACTGGTAGGTGGGGATGACTACTGATATTAAAGATGTTTTCTCCATTCTTCGATTAGGTCTTGTTGTTTTACTTTATATAAAGGAGCCAACCAATTTGTCTCTCCATGAGTACTGAATGTATTTAAAGGACACAACAATGCTTTTCCATTATCTCTTAATTCAAGAAACATTTTAAAATCATCTGGGTGGGTTCCACTTGTGTATTTTCTTAATATACTTTCATCCTCTTTTAATGTTTTTACTTTAGCAGCAAATGTCATAGTTGTACTGTTGAACATTCCAAACAGTTGACTTTCACCTCTAAATATTTTAGTTGTGTATCCTCCATCTTGATCTACTTCTGGATTTCCACCTTGAAGAGGAGCCATAAACTTGTCAGGATGAAGATATAAGGTTACATATGGTGCTCCTAACTTAAATCCTTCTTCTAAAATTTGAGGTGAACCAGACAAGTGAATATAGTCATTTTCTACAAAGTAAACTATTTCATCGTCTTTTCCTTTCAAAGTCATGTCTAAAGCTAAGTTGAATGTACCAGCTCCATGACCTACTGAAGTATAAGTAATGTGAGATTTGTCTATGTACTTACAAATCATGTCTCTTGTTTGTTGACAGACGTTATCTGCTATAACATGAATATCCCAAATATTTTCAAAAAATACATTGCAAAAGTTTTTTAAACAAGACTCGTTTGTAATGTAGTCTGGTTTTACTTTGTTGTAACCGGTGTCTGATATTCTATAAATTATTTTCATTTTATTTTATAATGTAACATCCAGAAGGCAAACCTGAATCAGAATTTGTATACCTAGTATTAATATTTAATGGTTGATCTGTTACTGGGTGATTTATGAATTCTGGTAAGTTTCTTTGTTTAAAGAATGTTTTAATAGCGTCTAATGTTTTGTATAAACAAGAATCATCAAATATAATGTATCCACCTGGTTGTACTTTATCGTATAATTCTTCTAAAGTCTCTGAATATGCATCTACGTCTATTTTTAATAATGCTATTTGTTCTATTCCTGATGTTGGTAAAGTATCTTTAACAAATCCTTTTAAAAATTTAATTCGTTCTTCATCTCCTAAACCATATGTTTTAAAATGTGATTGAACTTCTTCTAAACTAATAGCTAATGGACCAACAGAATTATGGGTAACAGGGTTTGTATGTCTTTCTTTACCATAACTGTGTTTAGCTATTTCAATAGGTTGGAATCCTTCATATGAATCACACACCCAAATATTTTTATCTTGAAAGATATAGCTTAGAAATATTGAAAATCCACCTCTCCAAACACCACATTCTACCACATCACCTTCTACTTCAGATATTTTAGGAAAATGTTGGAATATTGTTTTAAATTCGTCATGGCCAACCATTGTAATTTTGTTGTCAATAAGATCTTGAACTAGACCTTCATAAGTTATTATTGTTTTCATATTTCTATTATTTGTTGATTACTATGTTGAAAATGGCAAATACCTTCTACCATTATATTTTTATGACTTGAATCGTGAATATTGTTTTTTTTAATAACTTGAAGTAAATATAAGTATTTTTCTTCAGATATCAAATTGTATTTTGTAAGATTATTTCTTTCTACACATTCTTTTAGTAATGTCTCACAACTTCTAAATCCATATTCCCATGCTTTTCCATTATAGCCAGGTATGGTTTGGACTTTGTTGTAAATTTCATTTATATGTTCTTTATCATTTAAGTAATTTGTTTTAGAGACATTTATAAAATAGAAATTAGTTTGTGGATAAAAATCTTCATTTATAATTCGATTAGAATCAAAATTATACTTAATCATTCCCCCATATCCAATTCCATTTAAATAATAAAAATCAGCTTCTTCAATTTTTTTATCTAATATTTTTTCTTGTAATATGATATCAATAGCTGATTTACATAACCATTCAATATTGTTTTCTTTACAGTAATCAAAAACCATATCATCTAAATCCGCTGTTCCAAAATTATGACCTCGATTTGTTTTTGAATCTATAATAATACAATTAGGAAAATATGTTTTCCATATTTGAGTATTTTCTTCTACAAATTCATGGTAGTTTTTATAATTATTAGCGACTACTATTTTTTTAAATTCTTTTAAAACTGGTAGATTATAGAGAATATATTGTTCTAAAAGATCTAAATCATTTTGAGATGAAATATATCCTACAACTCCATAAATTGATTTATTAATAAGTTGCTTTAAATTCATCCCAAGTAATTAAGTTTAATAATTGCTTTTTGTTTTTACCAAAATACCCCCATTCCCAAATATTTTCTTGTAAAGTGCAGGTTTTTTCTCCTACTTTAATCACTCCAACTCCAAAATCTGTATCTATAACACTACATTCCATATTTGGGTAACGTGCCTTAAAATCAACAAACGCTTTCCAAGTATCTCCATTCCACGCTATTGTTTGTCTAGGAATTAATTGTGCATCGTAACTTACTGGGTTGCAGTCATGTAATACAATAAATCCACCATCTACTACATGATTTAAAGTATTTTTAATATCTTTTGCTACTTGATCAGCATGATGTAACCCATCAATAAATATAATGTCGTATTTTATTTCATCATGATCTTTAATCAAATCAAAAAACGCATCTGAAGTCATTGGATAATTTACTTCTGGTGGTGTATATCCTTCTACTCCCGGGTCTACTCCGTCTTTATGAAAAGCTTTTATTTCTCTAATATTTTCTCCTTTAAATACTCCTATTTCAAGATAATTAATTAATTTATATTTTTCAATTAAATAATTAATGATATTATATCGTTTGATAATACTGTTTAAATTACGTTGAACTTCAGATTCTTGGAGGTTGTTTTTATACATAATTTAAAATATATTTGGCTAGTGATTTGGTGGTTAAATTTTCTTTAGTATATGAATGTAATACTTTTAATGTATCAAAATATTTTTGCTCATCAAAATTAAAAGCTAATTCTCTAGCCTCTAATAATAATTCTTTTGGAAGATTAGTTAAGGTATTTTTAGGACATTCATGTAAGTGTACAAAATATGGAATACAATTGTTAGCTAGTATTTCATAATGTCTCATACAATCCCATCCTGCTTTTTTCATAGTTACACCGAAATAAGATTTATTATAGTCGTTATAGTATTCTTGTTCTATATCAAATTTATATCCGTCTTGTCCTGGAATTATAGTGCCATATTCTTGAGTTTTGTCTAATTGATTTAAAGCTATTTTACATTCTGGTATTGCAAAATGAATAGGAATAAATTCGTTTGATATTAATTCTCGTTTAAAATAGGGGTGAGTATTGCTAAGAGGATGTATAGATGTGTCGTCTGCTCCATCAATTAAAAATACTTTATTGTTAGGATATGTTTTAGAAACTATATCATAGTAATCTAAACATCTATTTAATGTCCCGTAAATTATTAAGTCAAAGTATTTGTCTTTAATTTTTTCCTCTATATTAGTTCTATCAACATTATCTTTATATATAAGATAAGTAGAAGTAAAACCTTTACCCCATAATAAATTTTGTGGGATTTTGTCTTGATTTTCTTTATATAAATGAACAATAGGAGTGCTATCTACTACTTCAATATTTTCTAATTCAGTTAAGCCATAAAAAACAATATCATTTAGATAATCATTTATGAATCCACCTGATTTACGGATACTCTGATGGTTAGTTATATATAATATTTTCATATTAAAAATACTTTATCGAATTGTTTTATTATATTTTCTGGGGTGAAATTTTGGTAACAATTCCATTCTTTATTTTCTATATCTGATTTTTGAATATTTGATAATATATTACATAATGAGCCATAATCGTTGTAATACATCCCTTTATCTCTTAATACATTTATATGATTACGTTCTTCGGAATTAAAATATGTAATTACAGGTTTGTTTTTAGTTGAAAATTCTCCTATTGCTAAACCAAATGTTTCTCCTCTTTCACGAGCATGAATCATAGCATTGCATGTATTTATAAAAACTACTTTTTGTTCTTGATCTGTAGTACCCTCAATGAATAAAACATTATCTATATCACAAAATGGTTTTTGATTCATAAAAAGAAACATAATATCTTTTCTAATTTTAGCTATATCTGTAACAGCTTTTTGGGCAAAAGGTATTTCAAAATTACTTCCACCATACCATCCTATTACTAATTTATCTTTAATATTAAAAAACTCTTTAAAATCTTCTTTAACATCAGGTAAATTTATCATATGAGGGACATATGGGGAATTACCCCCATGATTTTTAGCTAACCATTCAGAAACATAAGCATAAACACTACCATGTGGATCATATGATGGGAATACTACATGAACTAGATTTTTAGCATCTAAATGTGATTGATTATCATTAAATCCATATTTTAAAGAATAAAAATAATCACAAGGAAAAGTTTGAATATCTTTAAATGAGTCAAACAATAATGTTGGAAATCTATTTTTAAATTTTTCATAACTTTTTAATTCTGATGTTTTTAATGATACAATAATAGATTT